TCAGATAAGAAGTGTACAGACATTGCATCTAAGTCAGAAGTATAAGCTCCACCTACTGAACCAGTGATCCAGTTCTTGAATCTTCTATCTTCAGTTTCAGAAGCTCTGTATCTTACATGTAAGAAAGGTCTTCTAATATTAGATCCTAACATTTGATCGTATACTGTTGAAGTTCCAGCAGGAACTAAAACACCATCAATTGCTTTGTCTAATCCTCTAGTAGAAGCATCATTTAGATATTTCCAGTCAGTTTTATAGAAGTCATAAGAACCTCTTCTGAAACCAGAGAAACCAAAGTTTAATGCCATTTCAGCTTCGTTATCAAAAAGACCGTAAGAAGCAGAAGCAGTAGAAGCATAACCTCCACCTGCCATAGCAGCAATCATATCGTCAAAATCAAGAGCAGTAGATCTTGATAAGAATAACATGTTTTCTTCAATAGCACCTTGCTTATCTAAGTTTTTAAGGATTTCATCGAAATCTCCTAATGCACCAGCTCCAGGAGCAGCAGCACCAGCAAATCCAGAATAAATATTACCTCTTTCTTCGATAGCAGCAAACATACCTTGAGTACCTTCATAACCCTGACCACTCAAGTGAGTAGCACCACCAGCAGTTGTTTTAGCATCTTCACCTTCAACCATCATCATTTCAAGATAATCTTCAAAACGTAATCTAGTTTCAGATTCAGCTTTTAAATACCATAAGTATCCAGAAGTTCCATCTTCAGTAGCAACTTCAACCCAACCAATCTGAGCAGTATCAGAACCGTTGATTTCGTACTTATCTTTAATGATTACAGGTCTATTAGAGTACTGAGTAAAGTTTGGCTCAATAGAACCTTCCATACCGTTTGCACCTTTTTTAAACTCAGCACCGTAAACAAATATGTTTACATTTTGAGTATTTAAAAGTCCACCAGGTAATACATCACCACCATACAAAGAACAAACAACGTCAGTATCAGTTACAGATGTAACTAATAATTTAGCTGTAACTAAACCAGTAGCTTGATCAGAAATTAATATAGTCTGATTAGCTCTAATAGCATGTTTAGTCTGGTTTGCACCACCTAATCCTGTTCCTGTTAATGAAGGTTGAATTGTAAATTGACCTACATTTGGAGCACCAGCTACAGTAATGTTACTAGCTAAACCTTTGTAAGCAACGTGTAGTCTGTTTTGCTCTGACCAGATAACTTGATCTGATGTCATTGGCATTTCAGCTCCTACCATTCTCAAGAAACCAGATAATGTTCTGTTTCCGTATCTTTCTACTTCTGCTTCATACAACTCAGGTAGATATTGTTGAGAAAAATCTTTACCTGTTCCAGTATTGAACTCTAGAAAGTTGTTGGGTAATGCCATTTTTTTTTGCGCTGGCACTATTGACGCAGGGAAAGCCCCTCCAGATAAACTCATTTTATTTAGTTTTTAGTTTATTTTTTTGTTTTAATTCTCAATTTAGAACTGTCAACACCTGAAATTGCTTTTACTTTAAAACCGTTAATGAAAATATCTTCATTGTTTTGCGGTCTATTAGCTGTGTCAATATTTTTTGATTTATCAACAATATTTTTAATTCCATCGGCTTTACCTTGTTCATAAAAATGTTTAGCTATTGTATCAGCATTTCTAGCAGCATATAAGGCTTTGTGATATTCTTCTTGATCAGTGACGTTACCATCTTCGTTTAGAAACCTTCCAACAAAGCTTTGTAAGTTTGATTGCTCTTGAATTACCTCATCTATATTGTTAACACCATACTTAAAACTTTTTTCCCCTAAGTTAAACTCAAAACCTTTGAAATCCTTAGAAAAATATTCTCTAGTATTATTAACAAAATTTTCTTGCTGTTTATTTTTTATTTCTTGTTCCTTATTGTATCTATTGAAAAAATCCATAGCTTTTCTTTGATCCTCAGTTACGTTAGATTTCAACTTGATTTCTTCGTAATACTTACTTTTGGTATCTTCTAAAAAGCTTTTGGCTTTAGCAATTTCTTCTTTCATAGCGAGTTTCTTTTTTTTGATGTCTCGCTCTTCATCAATATCTTCATCATAATCGAATTTATCTTCCATTATGAAGTCAACCTCATCTGCGTTTAAATGTGGTTTAGTACTTTTGTAATATTCTCTTAGTAGTGTTTTTTCATCAACATTAGAATAATCTCTATTTAACCTAGCGTAATCTTGAACACTACCACCAGTTTCTTCCATAAACTTTACTAATTTACTTAAGTCCTCTGGAAGTTCTACTATTCTTTTTACTTTGTCTTCTTTTACTTCAGGCTCTTTTTTTATTTCCTTGTCAAGTTTAACTTCTTTAGATTCAACTTCTGATATAGGATTTACATCTTCAACTTTATCTTCAACTTTATCTTCGACTTTATTCTCAACTTCTTTATCTTCTGTTTTTAAATCAACTTTAGTAATTGACTCTTCTACAGGTTCTTTTTTCTGTGATAAATCTACTTTTATTGATTCATCTTTAGTAATTAATTTCTTAGGCTTTTTCTTAATTTTAAAATCACCTTGGGTTAATTCACCCCCTACTGTTTCTTTTATTTCTTCTGACATAATATAATATAATAATTAATAATTGTTTGGTAATTTATTCAACAACATTATTGTCGTTAAAATCTGTTGGTAATAAATCGTTTTGTCTTTGGTTTATTAATTGACTTTGTTGAGTTCCCTCTTGTCTAGTTCTTTGATCTTTTCTATCTTCGATCATTTTTTCTTTTTCAACCATTCTTTCAACTTCCATTTTCTTTAACTCTAAATCAAACGTATGTTGAAGTTCCATTAGCTGTCTTTTTATAGTAGCTTCTTGCTCCATCTTTTTAATAGCAAACTGAGATTTACCTTGTTCTATTTGAAGTTCTGTTTGAGCTAAAGCTTGTTGTTTTTGCATTTCAGCTAAAGCAGCTCTTTCAGAAGCTTCAGCGTTGGCGTTAGCTTGAGCTTGAATATTTGCTCGTTGAGCTTTTTGATCAGCAGCAGCTTTTTCTTTTCTTTTGACTTTTAATACTTGATTAGCTAGTTTTAAGTTGTTTATTTGTCTAATCTCTATAGCGTCTTCTAAATTAATAGATTGAGTTTTTAAAGCTATTTGAATATTTTGTTCTAATTGAGCTTTTTCTTCTTCATCAGGAACGAGTTCTAAGTATATGCCAAACTCAAATAAGTTTAAATTATACATGTCTTCTAGTGTTCCAACATTATAAGAACTTATACTAGATCTTAAAGCTTCTCTAGTTAAAGGATATTCTAAAGCATCAGATATTCTTAAAGCTATAGTTTCGCAGGTTTTAGCTGATAAAAATAAGCTAGCTTGTACTATATGTTTAGTTGCTGTATTAGAGTTTGCTGCTGCTAATTTTTGTAAACCAACAAGAGAATTAGGATCAGGAGAACTACCATCTCTAGCTTCATTTAACCCTGTTACATCTCTTATCATTTGTAAGTAATATTGATAAGTTTGTATTAGTGATTGCATTTTAGCTCCACCAGAGGAGGTTTGTAACTCTTGTATAGGCACTTTACCAGGGTTAGCTCCACCTTCTTGAGTCATAGATCTACCTAGTATACTACCAGTTTGAAAATACATGTTTAACGCTTCAGCTGGATTGTAATTAGTTCCGTTACCAAGATCTACTTCTGCCAATCCATCTACATCTAAAAAAACACCATCAGGAACAACTCTAGCTAGAACTTGTTGTAACTTTAAATGAGTTAATTGAATCATGTCTGCAAAACCAGTCATACGACCTACTAAAGATTCTATACGACCTTTGTACATTTTTGGTGCGCATATATTATAACTCATGTTAACCTTAACTAGATTTGATTCTGGTCTAATCATATTTCTAGCTAAACTCCACTTTAACATCATGTCGTGACCTAGTATTTTGGCACCTTCATATACCACTTCTATAGATCTAGATATTCTTTCAAAGTTGTCACTTTTTGGAGGATTAAATGTATCAGGTTTTTCTAAAGCTTTTTCTAATCCAGTTGGTGTTTCTTTAATTTTAAATACTTGATCTTGATATGTTTTGTATTCAAAATAAAGAACTGCTATACTGTTACCATCATTTCTACCATTAAATTGGTAATTATAACTTTTACTTCCTGGATATTTTTGTATTTCTTCTAACTCAGCTTCCGTTAATGTAGGAAATTCTTTTTTAATTTCACTTAAGCTAATATATTTAACTTCACCCACATACCATATATCTTGAAAGTTAGGATCTTCTGTATAAGAATAAACAAGATTAGCAGGATCAACGTAGTCAACTGTAATTCCTTCAGATAAGTTAAAATTAGTTTTAACAGCTCCAATACCTAAAACGACTAAATCTTGAGCAATTCTTCTTTTAGTTAATTCGTACTTGTTAAAAGCTAAAGTATTATTTATAGCTTCTTCTTCTGCTATTTCTATGGATTGCTTGTAACTAAGCTGCATATGTATACTTAACTCTTCACTATTCTGAGGTAAGTCTTCTGGATTAGAAGTGGAGTACATATCCATGTTAGTAACTTGCTTAATTTTATCTATAAGCTCTTTACCTTGTATATCACGCATTATGGCTTCTGCGTATTTAGTTCTTTTTTTTAACGATTCTGGATCTTGAGCAAAGGCTTTAACTTCGAAAACTTTGCTATCCATACCGTTAACAACTATATCAACAAACTTTGGTATAACAGGAACAGGTTTCCAGTCTAAGTTTAAATAAGATAAGTCACCGTTAATAGCTAATTCATCCTTATATTTTTGAACAGACTGTTCGCCTCTAGCATATAATCTTAAGTTTCTAAAATTATTATAATTAGTATTGTACCTTCCAGAAACTCCAGTTCTAGTACCACTAAACCAATCTCCTTCTATAGCTCTACCTACTTGTCTACCATAATCTACGCTCTGTTTGACCTCTTCAGGTACCACCTGATCAGGAAACGAACTACCGTTATAAGTTTGTATTTGCATTTATTTTATTATTTTAGATAAACTTCCGTCGTTATTATATTTTTTTATACCAAAATTATAAGTTTGTTTTACTCTTTCAGGTATTGGTCTATATTTATTTTTGTTACAAGCCATTATTGCTAGTCCAGAACTAATAGAAGCATCATGTTTAGTTCTATTATTTATATTAAACTGAGCCCAATCTTCTAATGTGCTTTGAAAGTACATGTCACCAAAACCTCCTTCTTGTTGACCAACATAGGTTTCTATATAAGATTCTATAGCTGCTGCATGAGCTTGCTTAATATCTTCGCTTGAGTTAGGTATACCACCTATTTCTTTTTCTGTTGTTGATAATTTGTTCCAAACTTTATCTGGTCGATTCATAGAGAAACCTCTATAACCTCTGCGTTTTAGATAATATAAAAACCTAGGCTTGTTGTTTTCTGCTAGTATTGGCATGCCATAGAAAACTAATGACATTAATACATCTTCAAAAAATATTTCAGCTGTCTGTGGTCTTGATATATACTCTAAAAAAAAGTGATTTGGTGGAGCATCTTCCATTGAGAATTTAGTTAATCCATGAAGAGATCCATTAGACCCTTTACCATCCACAGTGCCAGAAATATCATAACTATCGAGGCCAAATGCTCCAACGTGTTCATTTCCAGGATACTTAACACCATTCTTTATAATCACTCTGTTTTGTAAGTTTTTAGGTGGAACCCAAGATATTAAAAACCTACCATCTTTATTTGGTACGAATTTAACATTAGTATCTTTAATACCATTTTCCCATATAAAACTACCTCTAGTAGTAGAAGAAATATTATTTATTTCTTCATTATAATCTATTTGCTCATATATTTTAGTAAGATTAAATAGACTATTTTTAGTTTCATCTCTAAAAGCATGCTGCTCTGTTCTTGGAAATTGCCTATAATATTCATTTAAACTATCTTGATCAGATCTTAAACCATCTACCTCATTCTCCCAATGTTCAATTACCCCAATTGTAACTTCAACACCGTCTCTTCCGATTGTTTTATCTTTTGGCGTAACGAATACAGGTGATCCAAAAGTATCCATGAATCCTTCGTAGTTCCACTCCATAGGGATGAAAAGAGAATACAATCCGCTAGATGTTTGTCCGTTTCTATTTCTTTTTGTAACGTCTGAATTGTAATAGAGTTTTTTAAAGTTGTCTCCACCTTTGTCTAATGCGTTTGAAGTTGAGCCCATCATACATTTACCTACGATTCTACGTCCTAGCCTTAATGTAGTTTTTGTAACCCTCCAGTTATTTAATATATTATCAGGTCTTTCCCATTTACCACTTTCATCGTGTGCTAGTAGTTTAAGCTTTTCACCATCATAAGAGTTATCCCCTGTGTTTTTCCAGTCAATAGTTGTATCTAATCCTTGCAGTTCTCTAAGCTTCTCATTGGACTCGAGTTTTCTTCTAGTAAGTTTCGAAGCCGGCACCCTATATGCGAGCTCGGTTTTTGGACGATCCATACCATCTTGGATTGGTTTAAAGAAAAACGGATAGTTAACGGATATTGGTACAACTTTATCAGTGAACATCTTTTTAGCGTCTGCTCCAGATTTTGATAAGATACCGAATCTAGCATCTGAAGAAATTGTGGCTTGATTAACAAGCTCTGCCGATGACATAAAGGAGAAACCACTCCGTCTGTTTTTAAGATAACACATTCCATAGC